CAGGCACTCAACTTTGTCCGCACAAATGCCATCGGAGAGCAGTTCCGTTGTGTCGAACGCAACAAACGGAATCGAACCACCACGTGGTTACTTGTCCGTTAAAAAATCAAAGAAAGGACCTCTCAAACAGATTGTTCCACAGTATCAAACACTCAAGAATTATTATACGTTGTTATGGGATATGCCAAGCAACGAAGGCTATATTAACACAGTGGCGGTAATGCAAAAATTCTTTGATCAAGCAATTAGTGGTAACTGGAGTTACAATCCAACACACTTTGAAAACAACGAAGTGCCTATGAGTGTAATGATTAAAGACTTATTAACAACTTATAAATTAGGTTGGAAAACATCATACTACCAAAACACATACGATTACAAAACTGATCCAAGTGAGTTAGAAGAAGAAAAGCCTCAAGTAGAATTAGCACCTACTAATGGTGCAACAGAAGATGACGAAATGTGTGAGGCTTGTGCAATTTAAAGGTTGACAAGTATTACACTTGATAGTATTATAGATTTGTAGTATAAGGAATTTACAAATGGCAAAGACAGTATTCAATAAAGATAAGGTTGACTTTACAAAACAGCCTATGTTCTTCGGAGCAGACCAAAACACACAGCGTTATGATACATTTAAGTTTCCTGTGTTTGATAAACTCAACCAAACAATGCTTGGATACTTTTGGCGTCCAGAAGAAGTTTCATTGCAGAAAGATAGAGCAGACTATGCTAACTTCCGCCCTGAGCAGAAGCACATCTTTACTGCTAATCTAAAGTATCAAACACTACTAGATAGTGTACAAGGACGTGGACCGTGTTTGGCATTCTTGCCACATGTAAGTCTACCTGAACTAGAAGGTTGTATTGTTACTTGGGACTTCTTTGAAACTATTCATAGTCGTAGTTATACACACATTATGAAGAATGTGTATGCAGATCCAAGCGAAGTGTTTGATACTATTCTTGATGATGAAAAGATTCTTGCTCGTGCGCAGAGTGTTACAAAATACTATGACGAGTTTAACGAAGCCGCTGATGCTTTTATGCATCGTAAAGAAGGCAGTATGCGTGAAGTTAAAAAGAAACTTTATCTTGCTATGCAGACTGTAAACATTCTTGAAGGTCTTCGTTTCTATGTGTCATTTGCTTGCACATTTGGCTTTGGAGAACTAAAGCTAATGGAAGGTAGTGCTAAGATTATTTCACTTATCGCTAGGGACGAAGCACAGCATTTGGCACTTAGTACACACGTACTAAAACTTTGGGCTCAAGGCAAAGATGATCCAGAAATGGCTAAGATTGCTAAGGAGTGTGAAGAAGAAGTATACGACCTATGGCGTAATTGTGTTGAAGAAGAAAAGGATTGGGCTAACTATCTATTTAAAGATGGTAGTATGATTGGTCTAAATGCTACACTGCTTCATCAGTATGTTGAATACATTGCAAACCGTCGTCTAAAAGCATTAGGCATGAATGCAATTTTTGACCAGCCAGTAAACACTAACCCGCTACCATGGACACAGCACTGGCTGTCAAGTTCAGGTTTACAAGTTGCTCCACAAGAGACAGAAGTGGAGTCGTATATCATTGGTGGCATTAAACAAGATGTCGACAAAGACTCACTAAAAGGATTCAGTTTATGATTGAAATATTTGGAAAGCCAATGTGTCCTTTCTGCGAACAAGCAAAACAACTTTGCGAGACTCGCGGACTAGCGTACACATACAAGTCACTTGGCACTGACTACACAAAAGAAGAACTATTAGAAAACTTCCCAGGCGCTCGCACTGTTCCACAAATCCGTATTAACGGAACAGTAATTGGCGGGTTTGATAAACTAGGCCCATATCTAGAAGATACAGGTTATACAGGCACAGGACACACACTATAATGTTAATTGAAGCACCTTACAAAAATGGAGATACCGTCTCTGTAAAAACTGTCGCAGGCGAAGAAATTGTCGCACGATTAGTTGACGAGAACGGCGAAACACTTACAGTAACTAAACCAATGGCACTTACTGCTACACAGCAAGGAATTGGCATGGTCCCGTTTAGTTTTACTGTATCACCTGATTCTAAACTAAGTCTCAATAAAAGTACTCTTGTTTTTATTGCAAAGACTGACGAAAATACAGCAAAACAGTATATTGAAAGTACAACTAATATAAAACTTTAGGTTGACAACGCCCTTTTATTGTGTTAGTATAAGGTATGATAACAGAAGAATGAGGGTTAAATGAAAGACAAGTTAATATTAGTTGATTGTGATGGTGTACTCTTTGATTGGGAGTATGCCTTTAGTCAGTGGATGAAGCGTCACGGTTATACCGTAGCAGAAACAGGTCACTACTTGATGGATTTAAAATACGGATTAGAAAAAGACGAAGCAAAGCGTTTGATCCGTATGTTTAACGAGAGTGCTTGGATTCGTAAACTTCCTCCATTGCGAGATGCAATACATTTTGTAAAAAAATTGCATAGTGAACACGGATTTATCTTTCATGCAATAACTAGTCTAAGTGACGATGTATATTCACAACATTTGCGTACAAAAAATCTTATTGAAATGTTTGGACCAAGTGTTTTTGAAAAATACTTTTACTTAGATACAGGTGCAGATAAAGATGAAGCACTTGCTCCTTACAAAGGTAGTGGGTGTTATTGGGTTGAAGACAAACCCGAAAATGTTGATGTTGGCATTAGTCTAGGTCTAGACGGTATTTTAATACAGCATGAACACAATAAAGACTATTCCGGAACTGCACGTAAAGTAAAGAACTGGAAAGAAATATATAACATTATAATAGGAGATAATGATGGATAAAACATTACACGATGAAATCGTTTTAGCTTTTAATAACTATCTCGCAGAAGCAGAAACTTTTGATGAGAAAGGCGTAAAGGCAGCGGCAGCAAGAGCTCGTAAGGCACTTGGTGATCTTGGTAAACTTACTAAAGAACGTAGAAAAGAAATCCAAGATAAAAAGAACGCTATGTAATAATGGTAGTAAAACTAACACCAGCCGCGGAAGAACAAATTGACAAGTTGTCAAACGAAAACGAGTGTTACGGCGTTAGCCTAAATGTTAAAGGTGGAGGCTGTGCAGGCTTTGAGTATGATTGGCAACTAGTCAATTCCCCGCAAGATCTTGAAGATAACGACGAAGTAATTAAAACACCAAACGGTTGTGCTTTTGTAATAGGAGCTCACAGTGTAATGTTTTTGATTGGTTCTACAATCGATTATAAGAAAGACATTATCGGTGCAATGTTTGATATACAAAATCCAAATGCACAATCATCATGTGGTTGCGGAGTTAGTGTAAACTTTGACGACGGGTTGTTTTAATGCAAAAAGATTTAAAAGATTATGTAAAAGTTTATAATCATTTTGACTCGGCATTTTGCAACACCGTCGTCACTAATTTAAAAGACGATTGGCACAAACATACATTCTATTCACACTCTGATAAAGAACGATTTAATTTTGACGATGACTTAGAAATTAGTCATCAGTTTGATGATAAAAGTAATTTTATATGTCAGCAAATTAAAGATATTCTAATCAAATATATTGAAGATGTAAACTTGCCTAGTCTAACAGGTTGGGATGGATATCTTGATATTAGATATAATAGATACCAACCAGGTAAAACAATGCACTGGCATGCGGATAGAGTGCAGGAAATGTTTGACGGACAACGAAAAGGAATACCCACACTTAGCGTAGTTGGTCTTTTAAATGACGACTTTGAAGGCGGCGACTTTTATATGTTTGACGATTATAAAGTTGAACTAAAGACCGGAGATGTCTTGATATTTCCGAGTACCTTTATGTATATACATCAAGTAACACCAGTTACAAAAGGTACTCGATATAGTTGGGTAAGTTGGGTTTGGTAATGAATGTAAAAGAAGGTGATTTAGCATATATTGTATTTTCAATACGTCCAGAGAATATAGGTCGAGTTGTAAAAGTTGCAGAATATATTGGAAGATTTAAACAAGGTGAGCAATTTGACTTTAGAGGAATACCGTGTCAGGCGATGGTTACAGATCATCATTGGTGGATTGAAGCAGACGATATAGAAATACAGTTTGGACCTAGTCCTAAAGCGTATATTGCAGACAGTTGGTTACGTCCAATCCAATCACCACAAGAAGAAAAAGAACAAGCAGAACAATTAGAACTTGACATCTTTGGTTAAAGGTGTTATAAATATACTCGTAACGTTGAAGCCAATCAACGACGAACTGGACCCGGG